TTTGCAAAAATTGACTTTTTCCTGCATCATTTGCCCGGATGGCTTGCACCAAATTCTACGCGAACCAAACTAAGGCTCACCAATGACGATAACGGCAGCGCAATTACCGGGGAATCGACAACGGGAGATGTGGCTCGTGGTGACCGTAAAACCTGCATTGCACTTGACGAATTTGCGTCCGTTGAAAACGGCGGTGCTGTGCTGGCAGCGACAGCAGATGCCGCTAACACCCGATGGTTTATCAGTACGCCAAAAGGTTCCGGTAATGCTTTCTACGACATCGTGCATTCAGGGCGGACAAAGACTCTCAAGTTTCACTGGAGTCAGGACCCCCGAAAAAATACAGGCATGGTCACTGGCGCAGATGGCAAACCAACAAGTCCGTGGTACGAAAAGGAACTTGCACGACGAACCCACCCAGTAGAGGTTGCTCAGGAACTTGACTTGGACTTTGCAGGTTCGGAGTACCTGTTCTTCCCAGAGGAAGTTTTGTCAAAAGTGATGCCCAAAGTAAAAGACCCTTTGCGCAGAATCTCGCTTGAATACGACGAAAGCGGTCGCCCCACGGGTGTTAGCACATCCCCGCAAGCGCCTATCCTTCTGTGGGTGGAGTTAGATGAGCGCAACATGCCGCCGCAAGGTGTTGAGTATGTGATTGGGGTAGATATTGCCGCTGGCACGGGCAGTAGCAACTCAGTTGCAACAGTCGCACGGCGCAAAGATGGCGTAAAAGTTGCCGAGTTCGCAACCCCAGATATGCGCCCCGACCAGTTTGCAAGAGCGGTAGTAGCCCTTGCCCGTTTGTTTCACGGGCTGTCAAACTACGGCGCATATATGATTTGGGAGGCTAACGGTCCCGGTCGCATCTTTGGCGACATGGTGAAAGAACTTGGTTTTGGTAATGTCTACTATCGGCGCAACGACAAGTCTGTCAGCGCAAAGACCTCGGACGTTCCGGGGTGGTACAGCACGAGGGAAGAGAAAGTAGCGCTTCTAGGCAACTATCGTCAAATGTTGGCTAATGGCGAATTTCACAATCCGTCTCGTGCTGGAATCAAGGAATGCTACGAATACATCTTCAGTCAAGCCGGTGGTGTAGTCCACAGCCGCAGTCGATACGGAGCAGACCCCTCAGGAGCAAAAGATAACCACGGCGACCGTGTTATTGCAGATGCTTTGGCAGCAAAAATGTGTCAGTCAAAGCCCGCTCCGAAGATAAAAGAGGCGAAGCAGCCTGATTATGGCAGCCTTGCATATCGACGCAAAAACCGTAAGAAAATGAGGATGAAGTCGGAATGGTGAACAAAGTTGGAAAAATCCACATCCCAAGGCTCAAAAGCGCCATTAGCCATAGTCGGCGGCGTTTGGAGCCGTACCGTACTCGTCGCCTCACTGCTCTTCGTGAATATGTGGGCCGCAACTACTCCGATCAAGGCGCGCCGGATCGTGTGCCGGTCAACTTCATTGAACTGGCAATCAACATTTATTCGCGCCAACTTGCGTCCAACAGGCCAGCCATCACGGTTTACACACGCCAAAAAGAGTTGCGCATTTTTTCTAAAGAGTTTGAGTATGCCATCAATCACCTGCTAGACCAGATTGATTTTGAGTCTGCGCTGCGAACGGCAACAGTTGATGCGCTATTCAGTGTTGGCATCATCAAGACTGGCGTGTGCGAACCAGACAACGCAATTCGCGGCTTCTTGATGCGAGCAGGCCAGCCATTTGCAGAATCAGTGTCTTTGGATGACTGGGTGCATGATATGAACGCCCAGAGCATTTCTGAGTGTGCGTTTATGGGCAACCGTTTCCGTGTTCCGCTGGAAGCAGTTCGCTCCTCTGATCTTTATGAAAACACCGAAAAGGTGGCTGCGGTACGAAGGAACAGAACAAATGAAACAGGCGACCCGAAAGCGTTTAGCCTCGGCAATGAAACGTCTTACGACAAAGACGAAGCGTACGAGTACGCGGAACTCTGGGAAATGTGGCTGCCGAAAGAAAGGAAAGTCCTAACTTTTGCAGCCGATGACAGTGGCGCACCGCACACGTTGATTCGTACAGTCGATTGGGACGGCCCGGACGAAGGTCCGTACCACATGCTGTCTTTCTCAGACGTTCCGGGCAACACCATGCCCCTCCCGCCTGTTGCGACGCTAATTGACTTGCACGAACTGTCTAACACGCTGTTCCGCAAACTGGGACGGCAGGCCGAACGGCAAAAAGACATCGTTGGCTTCCGTGGTTCAGCAGAAGCAGACGCAAAAGCGCTGCAAAACGCTGCTGACGGCGAACTTATTCGCATGGATGACCCAGATGCGCTGAAAACCTACAAGTTTGGCGGCATCGACCAGCAGAGTTTGGGCTTCATGCTGCAAACAAAAAATCTGTTTACCTATCTTGGCGGCAACTTGGACGCTCTCGGCGGCCTTGGTGCGTCATCAGACACGGTTGGACAGGACAAACTGATCACTGCGTCAGCATCTAACCGTGTATCGGACATGCAGGCCCGTACGGTGCAGTTTGTCAAACAGGTTGCAACGTCTATCGCGCAGTTCTTGTTTGAAGACAAGATGGTCAAACTTGAGTTGGAGAAGGCTGTTGGCCCTTCTGGCGAGTACAAAGTGCCATTTATCTATGACGGCGCAAAGCGTGAGGGTGAGTTTGTCAACTACAACATTGACGTACAACCACACAGCCTCCAGCAAAGCACTCCCGGCATGAAGTTGCAGGCATTGACCCAAGTGATGGGGCAATTCATCAATCCGCTGATGCCAATGATGCAGCAACAAGGCTTGGCAATCGACACGCGCAAACTTATTGGTATGCTTGGCGAGTACATTCAAATGCCAGAACTGACTCAAATCATCGTCGATAGCCAAGGTCAGCCCACTGTTAGTGATGGTGATCAAGCAGCAGCCAAAAACGTCAACAAACGGACTGAATCTGTGCGAATCAACAAGCCCGGCGCAACCGCGCAGGGTCGAGACGAGATGATGAGCCGACTTCTTCTTACAGGCAAGGGTGTTCAGGACAGTGAGGCGGCTTCCATTATGAGGCCAGCAGAGTAATGCCAACCTATTGCTACGAAAAACCTGACGGCACAGTCATCGAACGCATTATGACCATTTCTGAAATGGAAGATTTTGACAAAAACCCTGTTCTTGACGGCGAAACCCTCAAACGGCGGGTAGATGTTGAGATGCGTGGTCATAGCGATGTCAACGATGTGTGGCGAAAGCCAGTCATGTCCGAAGGGGCAGGATGTCATCCGTCACAAATCAATGAAATGAAACAACATGCAGCCAAACATGGTGTCAATACCGAGTACACCAAGGATGGGCGAGCCATATTCACGAGCCGTGCGCAGCGTGCAGCGCATTTGAAGGCTTTCAACTTGCACGACAGGAACGGTGGCTATGGCGACTGACGAAAACATTGAAGCAGCAGAAGGCGAAGAAATCGTCGAAGAAGAGGTCCAGACTCCAGAAGATCAGGCCCGCGAACAACTGGATTTTGATGATCCAGAAGATGACATCCAGCAGGAGAAACTGCAAGATTACGTCGAAGAACGCATGTCAGAAGACGAATCTGACGATTTGGAAGACGATGTAGATGACGGCGACACCGAATACGACGATCTGCTTGATGAAGCGCTAGATGTTGGGCTAGAACCCGAAGATATTGACAAACTCGGCTCTGTTGAAGCCGTGCAAAACTTTATCGACATCGCTCGCAAGCAGATGGGAGACGTTGAAGAAGACGAAGAAGAGCAAGATCCTGACTTCTCACTGGATTTTGACCTGCCTGAAGACACCCCTGACGATGTGACGCAGGCTGTCCAAGGTTTGGTTGACAAACTTGAAGAAAAGTTTGCCGGTTTGCAAGAAGTTTTCGGAGATTTGCAAAATAGACAAGAATCTGAACAAATTCAGCAAACTGAGGCTGCGTTTGATCAGATGATTGAAGATGTAGGACAAGGACTCCAAGGTTTGTTTGGAACTGGTTCTACTGAGGAATTGACTGATGACAGTCCTTTCCTTGAAAACCGAGTTCTCTTGATTGAGGAAA